TTCAAGCAATTGTTCTACGGTGAATGGAAATTAAAAAGCCTCGCAACTTATTTAGTTACAAGGCCTTATCTTTAATGAGCTGGCTATGGGACTCGAACCCGCGACCTGCTGATTACAAATCAGGAAGAATGTTTTATTTATTCTATGAAATAAACATTTTTAGTGTAGTCGCTACATTTTTCGCTACAACCTCAAGAGGAGGTTGTTCAAATGTTTTTAACCAAAGATTCTAAATCACCATTCTATCAAATCACTTATTTTGTTGATGGTAAACGCACTAAAAAATCCACAAAGACTTCCAATAAAAAAGAAGCTTTAAAATTTCTTGAATCATTTAAGTACCAGCAATTCTATAATGATCAGGATTTAAAATCAAAACCTATTATAAAACAAAATTCATTTTTATTATCCAAGTTTGAAGAAGAGTATTTAAAATCTGTCAGTCTTACAAAGTCTAAACATTACATTCGTTCTGTAAAATTAAGTTTCAAACATTTTAAGGAATTTATTGGTGATCTTCCATTGCATAAAATCGAATTAAAGCAAATTGATAAATTTGTAAACACTGTTTACGCACGCTCAGAAAGTGGTGCATCCTTGTACTTCCGTACATTAAAAGCCGCCTTCAGCAAAGCAGTTGCCTGGGATTACTTAACCGAAAATCTTTTTAAGAAAATTAAACCTCCAAAAACTTCAAAATCCCTTCCACTATTTATCAATGACAAAGAACTCCAACTTATAATTGATAATACACCCCGCCAATTTCTAAAAGATATTTTTACAATAGCATTTTATAGTGGGTTAAGGATTAGTGAAATACTAAATATGAAATGGAATTGGATTGATGAAGCTCAAAATTTAATCATCACAAAAATTTCTGATGGCTATAAAACAAAATCTAACCGAGAAAGAATCATTCCCATACATCCTAAAATTTCAGAAATACTAATCATATTAAAACCTTCAATAGTTAGTCCTAATAGTTTTATAATAGCACATCCAACTGGAAGAAAATACAATGAGGATTTTGTCAGCAAAGAGTTCAAAAAATCATTACGCGCTGCAAGCCTTAATGATAAAATTCATTTGCATAATTTGCGTCACTCATTTTGTTCTAACTTAGTTCAAAAAGGCGTTTCTTTATATGTTGTCAAAGAATTAGCAGGCCATCAAAACATAACAACAACTCAAATCTATTCTCACTTAACACAAAGTAGTTTATCAAATGCAATCTCAGTTTTATAAAATATTATAGTGCCGGTTTTTCCGGCACTTCTTATCTTGATTTTTTTCAGACAATTAGGCGACATTTCAAAGCCTTTTTTATTCTCTATGCTGCCTGATTTCCACTTTTTGATATATCTATAGGCGCATAAAATATATCCTCATTTTTATTAAATTTTACAGTATTCCCAGCGAGTGCTTTTAATGCTTTTCTTGCTGTCTCAGGTTTACCAAAAACTGCCAGAAAAATCCATAATTCACAATTTACACCCCACGCAGTTAATTTAAATTTATTGCGTCTTTTCATTTTGGAAGCAGCTGCTCTATTCTTAGTTTGGAACCTATAGAAAGGTTTACCCCTTTCCTCTTGCCACATAAGTAACACATTTACCTCATTATTAATTATTGCTAAATAAATTCCAACTACCGGTTAACAACATCATATTACTTTTCATATAACTATTCATATTACTCTTCATTTTACTTTTTCATTTTAACTTCCATCAGACAATAAATGAAGAGAAGAAGATAATGAAGGATTATTAGTTTTAGTTCTTTTTGTTCTTTTATTCAACTCATCAAGTTCCCGCTGAATCTCTTCTTGCATTTTAACTCTCAATAAATCCTTTTCATTTTTTTTTCTATTCTTTTCGATTTCCCTGTCTCTAACCCATTCTGCTAATTTTTCATTGGTATTAAAAAATGTTGAAAACCATTTCATTCTGCCTTTTACCAAACTAAAACTCCTAAGCAAATTCCTATCTTCTATGTTTTTTATACCGCTTCTTATTATGCTTTCTTTTAATGGCACAGCCTGAGAAGTAGACTTTAAATATTCGGCCTCATCTTTGAAACCCATTGCTCTAAATCTTATTACATTATGTGCAATTTGTTTTGCAGGTTTGTAAGCATTTCTACCCAGGTAAGAAATTATTCCCACGAATATGCAGAAGTACTCAAATCGAAAATTTTTTCTGTATGCATCAAGTATAAGTGCTTTACCGATTCTTACAATTTGATCTTTCTTACCAGTCCAGCTTTCATAGTGTTTAACCAGTTTTTTACATTCGGTGTGGTACTCAGTTAACTTATCACCAAGTTCAAGTTCTTCAATTATTTTTTTATCACCGTCATATTCTATAACTGCAAAACAAATTATCTTCTCAATTTTTAATTTATAATCATCCTGCAGCTGTAACAGACAATTATTAAATTGCAAGAATATTCCATCCAATCCCTTATCATAACTATTGAATAAGTCATTTATCTGTTTTAATATTTCTTTTTCAGTGTATGGTGGCTTGTTTTTAAAATTCCAATCTTTCAATATTGTTGTTAAATACTTTTTATCGATCCCTCTCGAATAAAGACTACCAAATAATTTTACAAGCGTATTATGTCTATTACCTTCTTCAACACCATCGTTAAAGTTTTCATAAAAATTATCCAGTTTTTCTTCCTTGTCGTTTTCCTTTTTTCTTTCAGCAACAAAATATTTCTCCAATACTTCTAAAAGCTTTTTGGAATCAACAAAATCAGGTAGATTTTCAGGTTCACCATCAATAAAATAATATTCTGCACCGCTGTAATGCCTCGAAGGTGGGAATGCCGTATAGCAATCTTTTATCCTTAACTCTATATGATCCAGGATTGATTTATCAATGGGGTAGAGATAGATAGTTCCACTTTTACCAAGTCGTTCCTCTAAATATTCCAACGCTTCAACCCTTATATGGAGATGAAATCCAAATCCCGTCTTTACTAACCAGTATTTCCCACCCAGCTCATTAATTATAATTCTAACAAACTTTTCATCTTTGCATTTATCAAAATCTATGGTTAAGATTATTTTATTTATCATCCCTAGTGCATTCGAACCGCCCCACCTAAGCCTTTTTAAATCATCTATAGTCTGTTCAGTTAATTGCAGATATTTCCATTTATCACCATTAGGCTTTTTACCATCCTCTGTGATCTGTAAGGGTATAAAATCCAATCTAAACTTTTCTTTATATTTTATAGCATTCTCTAAGTAAACATTTGTTGTTTTAGTTTTATTCAATCTAATACCTTTTAGTTTATTTGATTAATTGCTTCTCTTAAAGTGTCTATCTGCATATGTGCATATATTTGAGTTACTGATGGATTGCTATGCCCGAGTATTTTTTGTATTGTGTAAAGCGATACACCTTTTTGCGCTAACAAAGATCCCGTGCTATGCCTAAGCGAATGATAGTGAATAGATTCATCTATCCCGGCATCTCTGCAAGCCTTCTTAAATTTTTTCGAAATGTAGTCTCTAGTAAAAGGTTGATTACCTTTTTTCCTGAACAAATAATTTTCTTTTTGATTTTTGTTCTCATTCTTTAACCTTTCAATTATTTCTTTTACTTTCGGGTGTATAGGTATGCTTCTGATTTTTCTCGATTTGGTCGTAAAACTTTCATCACCAATATTTATTGTATTGTGTATTAGCGAAATGTTTTTCCATTTAAGAAATGTCGCTTCCCCTAATCTCAATCCGGAATAAAAACTGACCTGCACAACATCCTTAATTGCTCTATTATCTATTTTTACTAAAACTTTCTCCAAATCCTCAGCAGTTAGATAAGCTGGTCTTTTTTCTTGTCTTTTAGGTAATTTAATTTTAGCAAATGGATTACTCCTCAAATAATTCCATTCAACTCCCTTGTTAAACATTGCCTTTAACGTTCTGTGATAATTATAAACCCCAAGAGGTGCATTCTTTTTTAAGTGATAAAGAAATTTTTCAGCATCCTTTGATTCAATGGTGTTTACATCTCTTGTACTAGGATAAAACCCAAGCAAATGTTTAATAACAAGATTAATCCCCTCACAAGTTTTTACAGCTTTATTTTGTTCAGCATAAACTTTGTACTCATCAGTAAATTCTTTTAGGGCAATTGTTCTTATGCTGCCACTAAATTGCTCAAAGAATTTTTTAGCTAATTGATCGTAGTCGAATTGCATTAGATCCTTTAATAGTTTTATAATTGTTCATTAAAAAATTATTTTAACTCTCAATACTATTTTAAGGAATTTAAGTAGGCGACTCTATGGATGTTTCGGAATGTAAAACTGATTTGTAAAATTCGGTTTGTAAATATTTAATTTACATATCGGAATGTAATTTTAGATGGTTCCTAATCTCCTTCTTTATTGTCTCAACCTCTTCTTCACTCATTTCCCCCTGCCACTTCAAGAATAGATCAAAATTATTATTATAATTTTTCCATCTTGCAAAACTATATTCATTACAATTCACTATTTCACAAGCTGTTTTTTGACTGATTTTTAATTGTACAAATGAATCATCAGCAACTTTTAATATTTTGGCAACTTTTTTATAATTCTTCTCACTACTGTTTTTTCGCTTTGCTAATGAATTCCCCTGGAATTTTTTTAACATTTTATAATCATCAATATCTATGTTTTTATTTTCATTTATTTCACGGCCCATTAAAATTAAATTTGAAAACGCAACCAGTTGTTCTTCGATAAATTCTATTAATTCTTTCCTTATAAATTGTTTATTACTAATTTCATAATCGTGTCTAAAAAAAATGTATTCAGCTAAATAATTCAATTCCGTTAATAAATTCTCACTGTTATTCTCGCCAGGATCATTCTTAGAGGTTTCATTTAGTATTTCGGCATTTATTTTTTTTATTAATTTTTCCCAAAACGGTTGTACAATAAAATAGAGCAATCTTTCGTTTATTAAATCATAGTTTGCCCCGATTTCTTCTTTAGGTAATCGTTCTTTTAATATTAAGTTATATAAATATTGCAATATTTCAGTTTCATATATATCGTACATTTCCTCTTCTTTAGTATCTACACTTTCATAAAAGTAATGATAAAAATCCCACAACGTATCTTCAATTAATTTTATATTTCCATTATCAAAACCTTTACTCAGATTAAGCAAATATTTATTTTCTTTTTTCATATGTATTTAATTTAATAATTATTTCCTAAATCAACTCAATTTTTCTTATTTTTAACCCAGTTGTTTACAAATAGCTATACGATGTCAACCTCTCTAAATACTTCGCAGGGCAATGAGTTGGTGTAAAATTTAAACCTATTCAATTTAATATTCTATTGTTAGTATTATGCCTTATAAAAATGATTTAACCTTCTTCACAAACGAACCTGATTCAACTCTATTAGACCGCTTTATCTCTACACTCAAAGACACACAGTATTTTGATATTCTTGTTGGATATTTCCGCACAAGTGGATTCTTTCGCTTGTACGAATCATTTGAACCTATCGACAAAATTAGAATACTTGTTGGATTAGATGCGGATAAGAGGACTATCGAAATTATTGAGCAGTCCAATCAAACCACTATTGATTTTGAGACTAATCTTAAGACAAAAGAAAAATATTCAGCTTACGTTGTTAATGAGTTAGAGAAATCTGAGGATTCATTTGATGTAGAATTAGGTGTTAAGAAATTTATTGAGTTTCTGCAATCTGGTAAACTTGAAATACGGGCATATCCATCCAAAGACATCCACGCAAAAGTTTATATAATTCGTTTTGGTGAAGAAGATAGAGACTATGGCAGGGTGATTACAGGCTCAAGCAATTTTTCAGAGTCTGGATTGGTTGCTCAAAGAGAATTTAATGTAGAGCTAAAGAATTCCGAAGATGTAAGGTTTGCGTTAAAGAAATTTGAAGAGCTTTGGAAAGATGGTGTGGATATTTCAAAAGAATATATTAACACAGTTAATACAAAGACCTGGCTAAATGATATCATTACACCTTATGAACTTTATCTGAAATTCCTCTATGAATATTTCAAAGAAAAGATCAGCGTTGACAAAGAGAAACTTTCAAAGAGATATACACCAATTAACTTCAGAGAGTTAGAATATCAGACAGAGGCTGTGAAAGATGCGAAGGCAAAGCTTGATGGTTATGGGGGAGTATTTATTTCTGATGTAGTTGGTCTTGGCAAAACTTTTATATCTGCATTACTTGCGAATGAACTTGATGGATATAATTTAGTAATAGCACCACCTAATTTACTTGATGAAGAAAATCCTGGTTCCTGGCGAAATGTATTTTCTGATTTCAAAATCTCTGCTGACTATGAATCTATTGGAAAGCTTGAAAAGTTAGTTAAGCGAGGAACAGAAAAATATAAAAATGTTTTTATTGATGAGGCTCACCGATTTAGATCCGAATCAAATATAACTTATGAATTACTTGCACAAATATGTAGAGGCAAACGTGTAATTTTAGTTTCAGCTACTCCGTTAAATAATACTCCTTCAGATATATTAAGCCAGATAAAATTATTCCAAAGCGGCAGGAACAGCACAATACCAAATATTAAGAACCTTGATGCGTTCTTCAAAAATCTGGAGAATAGATTAAAAGGTTTGGACAGACAGACCAATAAAGATGAATACATTGCGATAGTAAGAGACAATGCAAAGCAGATACGCGATAAAGTATTAAAGTATATAATGGTTAGGAGAACTCGAACTGAAGTAGATTTATATTTCAAAGAAGATCTGAAAAAACAAAAACTAAAATTCCCCGAAGTTGAGGATCCTAAACCTGCTCTTTATCAGTTTGATGAAAAAATAGATTTTGCATTTGATTTTACTATCAAAGCATTAACAAACCCTGCTTTCACATATTCAAGATATTCACCGCTCTTATATCTAAATGATCCAAAAGAGTTATCTCAAATTCAGGTCTTATCACAGAAAAACTTAAAGAGCTTGATGAAGATTTTAATTGTTAAGCGGCTTGAAAGCAGTTTCTTCGCATTTAAGAATACTCTGGGCAATTTTATCAGATCGTATGAAGCATTTATCAAAGCATACGATGAAGGATATGTTTATATAAGCAAAAAGTACATAAACAAAATATTTGATTACCTGGAAGATGAAAATTATATCTCAATTGATAGACTGATAGAAGAAGATAAAGCTGATAAATATGATGCAACTAAATTTTCAAAGGATTTAAGAAAGCACCTTGAAAGTGATTTAACTACTCTAAAACAAATAAATGAATTGTGGGCTGATATAAATTCCGATCCAAAGCTCGATGAATTGATTAGATTACTCAAGACAGATCCTAAACTGAAAAACAGCAAGTTAATATTATTTACAGAATCAAAGGATACTGCTGAGTATTTGGAAGGCAAGCTGCAAAATGAATTTGGAAAGACAGTAATCGCTTTCACAGGGCAATCAAGTGCAAGCGTTAAAACTAGGATAATAGATAATTTTGATGCAAAGGTAAGAAAACCAAAAGATGATATCAGGATATTAGTATCCACCGAGGTTCTTTCAGAAGGTGTGAATCTTCATCAATCAAATATTGTAATCAACTACGATATTCCCTGGAACCCTACCCGTTTGATTCAGAGAGTAGGTAGAGTAAATAGAGTTGATACGAAATTTGAACATATATACACATATAACTTCTTCCCAACAATAAAAAGCAATGACCTAATAAAATTAAATGAAGCTGCTGAAGCAAAAATTGAAGCCTTTATTGAGATGCTTGGTAATGATGCTCGTTTATTAACTGAAGGTGAAGAAATCAAATCACACGATTTGTTCCAGAGATTATCATCCAAGAAAACCATTACTGGTGAAGATGAGGAAATGGAAAGTGAACTTAAGTATTTAGAAGTAATTAGAGATTTGCGTGATTCAAATGTAGATCTATTCTCTAGAATAAAATTCTTACCCAAAAAAGCCAGGTCAGCTAAGATTTTTTCATTTTCAAAAAACTCATTGATAACATATTTCCGCAAAGGAAAGCTTCATAAGTTTTTCTTGTCTGATAAAGAAGAAACAAAGGAAATAGATTTTATCGAAGCTGCTCAGGTGCTAGAATCTAAACCTGAAATGAAAAGAGAAAAAATAGATAAAGAATTTTATACACTTTTAGAGGCCAATAAGACAGCATTTAAGGAATCCACACAGGAATTTGAAGCCGAGACTACTACAAGAGGTGGCAAGGATAATACTTCCAAAATACTTCGGATTCTGAAAACAAAACAAATGAAAAGTTATTTAGGCTTTACTGAAGACGATGATGCTTATATAAAAAAAGTTATATCAATCCTTGAAGATGGTGCACTGCCAAAGCAAACAACTAAGACGGTTGCGAATTCTCTTAACGGTATAGAAGATCCAATAAAAATCCTTTCAAAAATTAAGACAAATATTCCAGAAGAGTTCTTGAAGGAACATATAAGTCAAAGTTCTGCGGATACTTTTGGGCCAAGAGAAGTTATACTCTCGGAATATTTATTTAAATAAACACTATGAATAAAGACGAAGCAAAAAATCTTGTTGTTAAAACATTTGAGCAATCATTCGATGAATCCAGATTTTTATTTTTTATCAAAAACCTGCTGAATGAATTAGATGAAAGCAAATCCCAGGTATGGGCTGGAAATTATATTCCCGAATCATACAGAGGAGCAATCAAATCTTACAAAAGAATCGGACAATACACTGATAAAAATAAAAATGCAATCGATGTACTCATAGTAAATGTAAAAAGAGATAATACTTTAGAAAGAGCTAGAACCCTTCAGAGGAATTTTATTGCTAGACATCTGAAACAAAGAAACCACGAAGCCGCACTCGTTGCTTTTTATACCGAAGATAGTGAAGACTGGCGATTCTCCTTAGTTATTATGGAACTGAACCTCACTAAGACAAAAGTAGAAATAGAGTTATCACCAGCAAAAAGATATTCTTTTCTTGTTGGTGTAAATGAACGAAGCCATACAGCTCAGAATCAATTCGTAAATTTATTATCAGATAAAAAAGACAGGCATACTCTCCAAGAAATAGAAGAAGCTTTTAATATTGAAACTGTTACGAAGGAGTTCTTTCTTGAGTATCGTGACTTGTTTATTCGTACAAAAAAATCACTCGATAAAATAGTAAGTGTTGATCCCAAGGTAAAAAATGAATTTGAAATGAAGGGTGTTGACTCAGTCAACTTCGCAAAAAAGTTGCTCGGTCAAATTGTATTCTTATACTTTCTTCAGAAAAAGGGATGGTTTGGCGTAGCGAGAGATGAACAATGGGGTGAGGGTTCTAAGAAATTTCTACGTGAATTATTAGAAGGCAAACACGGTAAATTTGATAATTTTTTTAATGACATACTTGAACCACTCTTTTATGAAGCACTAAGAATTGATAGAAGCCACGATGATCATTACTACAGTAGATTCAATTGCAAGATACCTTTCTTAAATGGCGGGCTCTTTGATCCTATTGGGAAAGATGGTGGATATGATTGGGTGAAAACGGATATAACTCTGCCTAATGAATTATTCTCCAATACAAAAAAAACTACAACTGGTGATATTGGTGACGGAATACTTGACATTTTTGATCGTTATAATTTTACTGTAATTGAAGATGAACCATTAGAAAAGGAAGTTGCAATTGATCCAGAACTTTTAGGAAAAGCATATGAAAAGTTTAATGCCATAAGACCAGATAATTTTGATGAATACCTTAAGGTGTTGAAAAGCGGTAAGAAGGGTGAAGAAACTAAATTTAATAAGCAGTATGGCGTGTATTATACTCCGCGTGAAATTGTACATTATATGTGTCGTGAAAGTTTGATCAATTATTTGGCTTCCAAATTCGCTGATAAATCAGACGCATACAAAAAAATAGATCTTGAACAACTTGATGCTTTTGGTAATACAACTAGAAAAGGACAATTACAGTTAGAAGTTGAATATAAATCTGTCCCGCATATTCCCAAAACTGATATTGAGACTCTGATAAACTATGGAGAATTATTTGGAGAAAATGAAGCGGTTGTTGAAGCTAAAGGGAAAGAAACTGATACCTACTATTATAAGTTGCCAGAAAATATAAGAACAAATGCAGAGCTGATTGACGCACAACTATCTAACATTTTAATCTGCGATCCAGCTATTGGTTCCGGTGCTTTCCCAGTTGGGATGATGCACGAAATTATAAGCACAAGAAATTTATTAACAATCTTTATTGAAGATGAGAACCGTTCCAAGTATTTATTCAAACGAGAGTGTATTGAAAAATCTTTATTTGGTGCCGATATTGATTCTGGAGCCGTAGAAATAGCAAAACTTAGGTTGTGGCTTTCTCTTGTCGTCGATGAGGATGATATAAACAACATCAAACCACTCCCAAATTTGGATTACAAAATCGTATGTGGGAATTCACTTCTGGGTGTAAGTAAGAATATTTTCAATAATGAATTGTTCGAACAACTAGAATTATTAAAACCTTTTCATTTTAATGAAACTAATCCATCAAAAAAGCTGGAGTACAAGAATCAAATAGATGAACTTATATTGAATATTACAAGTGGCCTTAAGGATTTTGATTTAGAGGTTTACTTTTCAGAAGTGTTTCATTCAAAGAATGGTTTCGACTGTATAATTGGCAATCCTCCTTGGAGTTCAAAGATTAACGATTTACAAAAGAAAATAGTTTCAAAAAAATATGGATTACCTTCAAAGAATCTAAATATCTTCGCTCCTTTTCTTTTACTTGCAATGCGTTTAATAAATCTTAATGGTCAGGTATGTCTACTGATCCCAAAAGTTTTTATAAAGAATTCATCTTATCAATCAATAAGAGAAAATATTATCAATAATTTTTCACTGGTCAATTTGATTGATTTTGGAAAATTCCCAAATGTTGCATCAGATTGTGTTTCTCCATTGATTTCACATAAAAAAGAAATCGAAACTAATATTACTGTTTTTCAACGTGAACAGATTAAGAAAGGATCAGTATCTCAAAATATCTTTAGCAAAAATCCAATTTGCGCATTTTCATTTGATATAGATGATACCAAGGTTAATTTATTAAGTAAGATCGAATCAAATTCCATCAAACTTTATCCTAATATTGCAAAGATTAAGCGGGGGATAGAACTTGGACAAAAATCTCTCGTAGCCAAGTGCAATAATTGTAAGAATTGGAATGAAGTAGGAGAAAAATATTATAACGAAAAAGAAAAATTATGTAGATGGTGTGGGAATATACTACCCAAAGAGAGTACGGTTTGCATTAGCAGTAAAAGTAAAGATGATAGGTATACTTCTCCTTGCTTATCAGGCAAAGAAATTGACTTTTATGAAGTAAAAGAGGGATACTACATAATAGAGAATCTCAAAGGGATTGATTATAAGAAAGCAATCGCCACGGGTGATAGAATTTATATAAAGAGAATAGCAACGCATCCAATAGGAGTCTACCTTAGAATAGATCAAGATTATTTGGCTTTCAATACTGTATATTCAATTTATAGAAGTAAGTATGATCTGAGGTTTCTTATGGGGATACTCAATTCTTCTTTAATGTCCTTTTACTATGAAAACACTTACAACCTTGGAATGAATTTAACCACACAGATCACCATTGAATATCTTAGGGAATTACCTATTATAAACTTAAGTAACTCAAATGACATCGAACATATTTATAACTACCTGATAAATTCTGTCGATAAAATTCAGAATCATATCAATAGTAAAAATAGAACTCTGAATGTTGAATCATTAAACAAGCAAATAAACATTTCAGTCTACAAAATCTATAACCTCACCTATGAAGAAGTAAAAATCATAGACCCAGAGATAGAAAAAATAATTTCAGAAAAAGAATATGAAAAGTTTTAGAATAAATAATTTAGTTAATATCGTTTTAAAAATTTATTATATGAGTTTTTAAATGGAAGGCTTAATTGGTGTCTTTATTGGTACTTTTATAACATATATAACTTTCTATATAAATAGAAGGGATAAACTCAAATTAGCAGAACAAGATCGTAAAGATAAATTTCGTTTAGCTTCAATTGAAAAAAGATTAGAAGCACATCAAAAAGCGTATTCGTATTGTACTAAGCTGCTAATGGTTATGGATTCTGATGATGAAAACGAAATTCGAGCGATCTTTAATCAAGGTCGTGAATTATTATCTGATTATGCACTGTATTTAGAAAATGGCACTCGTAATAAATTTGTCGAAGCTTTGGGTGTTGTTAATGCTTATTGGCCTCGTAAAGAATTTGTGAAATCCTTTGAACCGGAAAAAAGAAAAGAAGCATTTGAAATTTATATACGTGAGTCTAAAAAAATTTTTGAACTTTCTCAGCTAATACAAAAGGAAATTTCATTAGAGCCAATCAATTCAGAAATATTTCAAAAGTAAATGATTTAAAACCAAGAACCCGGTTTCATTACAAAGCCAAAGCTAAGTAAGAGGAGTTACCGGGCATCACTGTTACAAAAATAGTTAATTTATTATGAAAATCAATACATTTAATCAATATTTTTCTTATCTGCGTCTACGCCGCTATTTAGCCCTATATTCGAATAATTTCAAGAAAGCTTTAGTTTTATATAGGGCAAATATTCGTCTTTGCCAATCTTTTTACCCAATCTTATCAATATTAGAAATATCATTAAGGAATGCGCTTGATCAGCAGTTAAAAACATATTTTTCAGATACAAATTGGTTAATAAATCAACAGTCTGGCTATATGTCTGATTCGGCTTTAAATCTTCCGCGTAATCCATTTTTTATGAAAAGAAGAGTTATGTCTGCGTTGCGTCAGTTAGGTCCTTCCGCAACTCACGATGGATTATTCTCTGAATTAACATTTGGTTTTTGGACAATGTTCTTTGAACCAACTCATTATTCCGCATTACGCGGTCAACCAATAAAAATATTTACTAAACGACCTCGAACAATTAGAAGAAATAATATCTATGATAAACTGCAAAATATCAGGGCATTTCGTAATAGGGTCTATCACTATGAGCCTATTTGTTTCTCAGGTAGTAATTTTGATTTAACAGAAACTAAAGAGGTCTATCAAGATATTAAAAAAGTACTTAGCTGGTTTAATTCAGATTTATATGAATTTTTAGAACCAATAGATTTTGTTGAATATGAACTTGCACGTATTGCATTTCTCAGTAAAAATCTCACATTAAAATATAAATTTTTACTTATACTTATTAAGTTTAAATATATTGCTAAGAAAGTATTTTTCTATTTAAAATTTGAAAAATATTCATAATCCAACTCTGATTAATATTGGGCTGTGTGTTGGATCAACACTATTCAGCAAGTTTAGAACTTTAGCGCTTCTTTATTAGATTTCTCTTGAATTCTTAATTGATAACTCTTAATTCTTAATTGCTATCGCTTTTGCCATTAGCTTCATTCCCTCATCCGCTACATTTCGTTCCTTGATAGCTCCACAGTTAAGTTTTTGCCATTCGTTAAGCAGAACAAACCCGCCTTTAATTTTGTTTTGGCTGCGGGTAGTCTGCTTCACTCATAATATATTTCTGTTCCGCTATCACTCCACTACATTCCGCTACTTCGATTCATTCAGCTAAAAGCACAGTTTGCTGTTTACTTAGCTCGTTAAAAAAGATTGCGTGTTTTTTGCATTTAGCTGCAAACTTTTTCTTAACACTCGCTAAATAAACCAATCCCGCAAACTTAAAAGCTAACATTGTCATTCCTTTAAGTTTTCACCTTACATTGTTCATTGATAATTGTACATTGTAAATTATATCAACTTGCTTCATAATCCCGATTCCGGTATTCTTCATTCTTCACTTATATCCAGGTCAAGCATTAACCATACTGTTTTAGTTTTTTGCAGCTCGATCGTATAGTTTATTCTGGTCCATTTGCCCTCAGAAGATTCTGCATCAAAATATGATACGACATAATGATATTTTTGATACCATCCCTTTTCAACATAATACTCAGCTGAATCCACAGGTTGGAATATGGCTTTATCCGGTGTTTTTAATTTTTCTTTAATAAATTTATGTGATGCAATTATGGCACTAACCTTTAAGTCTTCTTTTTTTATTTCAATGCTGGGTTGTAGATAGAGGTAAATCGATAAAGCTATAATAGCCAGTGCAAAGCTGCTAATAATTATAACTTTATTAAAATGCGGCTTACTGCGTATTGAATCAAAATTCATTTTTGATTTTACAAATTATCGTGTATAAAATAACTATATGTATTGTATTATAAAACCAAAACAGAGAAATAGGATCATATTTTGCGTCTTAAGTATTACATTTTTTATATAGGCTCATCTTAGCATTGGACAGCCAGTATTACATAAGAAACATTATTTAACAAACTAATCTTTCTAACCTTCCCTTGTCTTTCTATCTATGTCAAAATAATGTTGCCTTATGTAAACTCGGCACGTATCATAATCAGTTCATCTTTACATTGGTATAAATTCAAATTGCAGTTAAAACAATCGCTCAGGGTGGCGCCCACCCACCGCACACCCATTCGCTAAAAAGATTTATTCTATCTCTTCATTGATCATTGAACATTGTAAATTGATCATTGCAAGCTGAAGTCTCCTTCAGCGAGTTTATATCTCTTCATAAAATATTCTTTACTAAACTTCACACCCATATCTGATAAAACTTTATCTCTATCAACACTTTCCTCAATAACCTTTTCTTTATCCAGCAGTTTTATTTTTGGTCGTTCTATGTTTCCGTAATTCAGCTCGCAATAGTAATCAATAATCTTATCCAAAGATGATTCAACTAATTTCCGGTCACTCTCTCCCAAAAACTGTAGCATCTCTTTATGCACTTCACCAGCTTTGTATGAACCGGTTTTCTCAATTTCTGTTGTAAGCGTCACGGTTAAAACCGCTTTGCTTATTTCACGATTGTGATACTTAACTAAATTTTCATAAAGCTGTCCAACATCAAATTGCGGACTCTCTTTTAACTCAATCCCTAACGCCTCATCAAATATAGTTATGTTATCAACCACCATTTGTTTTAACTGGTCTAAGAACTCCGTTTTCTGCGTTGCAGTAAACGTATTCGGATAACGCCCGATCAGATAAGGCATTCCATATCTTTCCATCATTAATTGCCAGTATTCAATTCCACCCTTCTTTAATGTTACAGGCCAGTAACAACGGCTCAAAATCTTTTCGCCATAAGGATTCGTAAATGTAGGTTTGTGTTGTGTTAACACAAACTTGTAAGGTGGAAGTTTTTCACCATCTTCAAATAAGTAAAAGCCGTGCTTATATTTTCTTAATCGTAATTCATTATTCTTATCAAAGATAAACCACTCTTGCGGCTTGCCTGTAATCTTATCAGGTCTCAAAATCTTTCCATCTTTCTTCCAGGTCAACTCAACAACAGAATACCCAAAGAATATAGCATCCATTATCTCAGATATTAAATCATTAAAATCAATATCCTCAAACACCTGTTCCAACTCCTTTGTCACCCTGAGCGTAGTCGAAGGGACGCTCTGCCCTTTACTCTCTGCGCTTTGCTGGATTTCATATTCCAGTTGCATCACTTGCATTTTTCTTTGCTGTATCGTAGCCATAAGATGAGGATCCATCAGCAAGTCACGATAAATTTCATAATCATATTCATTCTCAATCAATATCTTATCAGGATCAGGCAGAAAGTTTGTATAAGTAGTGGTTAAATCAAACCTATCCCTTGTTGCTAAATCGCTTGTCATAGTTTTGCTTGTTGTTATTGCTGCCATTTAATTCCTCTTTGTGTTTCCATTTTACATTGTAAATTGTTAATTGTGCATTCGGTAACGCCAGTACTTACTTTTAATTCTTCCACGTTCCAGATGCACAATCTCTTTCAAGTCCGGTGTCTTGGTCATTTTCATCGCATTCAGAAACTGAGAAACCGAATCAACAGTATCATCAAATTCACCGTTTGGAAACTCTTCCATCTCATCTAAAAATCCTTTTAACCAATGAGCATCTTTAGGCAGATAAACTTTACCAGCTTCAATAATTGGAGTAACACTGTGCACCCTCGCTATTTTATCATTCTCAACTTTTATCGGTTTAATAGGTAGTATTGTATTTCGTTGTAACTCCTGTATCAAACTTTGCCCGCTCGCTTTATCTTCAATCAATATCTCATTAACTGAATGCAGTTTTGCAAGCTCAACTACTTTTCTTTTAAGTTCAGGAAACTCAACCCTTCCACGCCAAACATCAATTAAATAAAAACCATTGTTAGTATAAACCCAAGTAGTACAAACCGAATAATCATTTTCCTGATTCTTCTTAAAAGCAGTATCCCAGCTTTGAACTTTCTTAAATACTTGTTGTCTGTAAATATCATTCTCATTTTCATAAAACTTCCACCAGTTATTTTTAATTATTCCGCTGCTTTCCTTTTCAACAAACTTCCCATAAATCTCTTGGTCCCTAAGTGCAGGTGATATTTGTTTTACAAGTTCATCAATATCATTCGGATCAAGCAAAGGATTATCATAAGAACTGAAGTTGAAAGATTGCCAGTCGCTATGCTCTTCGCGCTTTGCGCTATGCCCTTTTTCGAATAACTCGAAAAATAGGTGTTTCTCATTAGTCCTTTTAACACTCTTCCCTTTCGGCGTTCCACCAATTAGCACATTCGCTTTATAATCTAAGATCATAGGCAGTATACTTTCATTCCAAAGGCTTCGATTCTTTAGAACTATTCCCGCTTCATTAACTACAATTAGAGCATAACCAAATCCTTCGATGTTCTCAGGATTGTCAGCGCTTCTAAAATCACAAACCGCTTTACCAATTCTTAATTCATTTCTATTACCGCGATACTTCCAATAATTTTTAGGCAGTCCTTTAAGCACGGGTACAAAATATCTTTCTACATATCTTTCAATATTTCCGTAAATAGTATCAACCCAAAGAATTGGAGATACATCATTAAGCATTTGTTCAATTACATAATTTGCAAATCCACGCGTTAATCCAAAACGTCTGCCTTTGGCAATAACCTTAAATCTTTCAGGTGCATCAAATATCTCTCTTTGCTTATCGTGATAAGAAATGTCTAATGAAACTTGCTTTTTCATATCACTTTATTCTTTTTCCTTTTGTCTTTGATCTTCAATCGTTTTACGATTGATAACAATTTCATATTCCCCATTCTCATCAATCTTATCAGCTTGTCCCAAATAGTTCTTCCCCAACCAGATAAGCATAGATACATTTCCGGCAAGTGCAACTTCAATCTGTTTTCTTTTTAATCGTTGTTTAAGATTTGATTTCCCTTTTGTCAGGAAATTCTCAAATTTCCTTTTAAGGGTAGAATCGTCATAACCCAAAGCTTCAGCTATTTCTTTGTTGGTTAGTCCACAGGATGCAAGTTTTTCAACCTGCTTTTCGATAGGTATTTCTTTTTTAGCCCTCATATTATTTCTCCCATTTATTCGCTTTTTGAAAAGCTTTATTTTAGTCCATTTTTGCTTTATTACTTAAATAATTAAGGATATTATATAATTTTTCCTTACTATCTAATATAATATACGGTTTTTACTTGACTTTATCAAGTATAATCATTAAATTACAGTAGGGACATACATTTGTATGTGTAAATATTAAAAACATTAAATGAGGGCATTTTTCAATGAAATTTGAAATATTCAAAACTGGTTCACACACCTCAGATAAGGGGATTCAAAAAGAATACTCCCTTGACGATCTCAATTTTATCGCACAATCTTATAAACCCGATGAAGACGAAGCACCAATTGTCATAGGACATCCTATCGATAATTCCCCTGCTTATGGTTGGGTATCTTCTCTTGAAGTCACAGAAGACGGTAAGCTTGTTGCAGATGCACCGGATGAAAAATTACATCCTGATTTTCTTTCTGCAGTTCAGGAAGGTAGATATAAGAAAAGAAGTATCTCGCTCACACCTGATGGTAAGTTAAGGCACGTTGGTTTTCTTGGCGGTGCAGCTCCTGCCGTTAAAGGTTTAGCAGATATTCAATTCTCACAACCTTCATCAACAGTAATCGAATTTGAAATCGAAGAA